TGTTTTTCAACAATGATTCTTTTTCGGCATTATTTGGATAAGATATTCCGAATGAGTGCCATAATATTCCATTATATTCAATACCTATCTGCAAATCAGGAATGTATAAATCCAATTCTAAATTTGGTAATATTTCTTTTGTATTTTTAACAATTTTGGTTATCCCCAGCGATGTTATAAATGAATGAATTTCATCTTCCGCGTGTGATCTATTTGAAAAACCATTGCATTTTGGGCAATATATTTTTTTCCAAAGCGCGTTTTTAAAAAATGGTGTGAATTCATATTCACATTTTTTGCATATGACATTTATTCGACTGGTAGTTCCAGAATTATTATCTTTTATATAATCGACAATTTTAAATTTTTCACTGATTTCAAATTCTGCTTTTTTTATAGCAGATGCATACATATGAGCTTTGGAGCTATGTTTTGAATATCCCTCAAATCTATTTATAAATTTTAAATAATCACCATTTTCATCAGTCGGCCTTGATGTTATACCATTTTCTATACAAAAACAACGCTCGGATATATTCAATTTTTCAATCGGAATTTTTGACGTATGGTGAAATACACTACATACGAAATCCTTATGTGATAATAAATCCATCAAACTCAATCTGAAAGATTTGGTTGTGTACAATTCTTTGAAAATTTTTACACAACCTTCTTTCTTTATAAGATTAAATTCCCCATCATTGAATATTTTTTTTATATCTTCAAAAATTGATATGTTTTTACTCTTGAAATCGAATTTATTCTTGATTATTTTATTGCTTTGCGCGTATTTTACAGAATTTTTATACCCTTTGACTTGTGGTGAATATTTTAGTTTCTGATTTGTGAGTGGGCAGTGCTGAAGAGTTTTAATGTCATTCATAACACAATAGATCCTCTCTGATATTTTAGGATTGTGATCATTTAAAAAAACAGTAAGGTTTTCTATTTCGATGATTAGATATTTTGGCATTTTTTTAAAATTCAAATTTCCTTTAATATCCAAACATTTATTGATAGCTTCTTTGATATTCACGATTATTTAATAGTCTGTTACTAACATAATTACACGACAACTTAAAAAATAAAGGCCAAAAATGGCCTTTATTTTTATTATATTTTATATAAGTTCTTGAAAACTAGCGTCTGTTCTTGTAGCAGTGAACTGAACGAGGATAAACTCTGCACTTCTAACGGGTTTTATGAAGATATCCGCTCTGAGTTCATTATTGTCGATAACTTCTGGAGTATTATTCCTCTCATCACAAACTATCAGATAATCGTACAATCCTTGATTTTGTTTAGCAAATTCAAACAGCGGGGTTAGAGTGTTGATGTATCTGGTTCTTGTAAACTCTGTGTTTGGTTCGAACAAGAAGTATTTGGATACCTTCTTGGTCGGTCTTTCCAGTGCCAAGAACAATCTACGAACATTGATTCTGTCGAATGCACTTGGCTTACGGCTGAGTGTCTTCTGACCAATGATAACCATACCATCGCTTGCGCTGAATGATACTGGATTGATATTGGTTTTGTAGAACTCGTCGCGTTGCTTCTGGTTAGGATTGACTGCAATATCAAGTGCTGATGTTGTTAGTAATCCACGATTGAATCCTGCTGGAGCGATCCAAGGGAAGTCATTGGCATCTGTTCTTGCGTAAGTTGCAGCTGCGTATCCAGAGAATGGAACCCAGATCTTCTCACCCGAGAATTCTTCATAAACTTGCACCCAGTTTCCATACACAGCTGCATATGAAGTGTTTTCAAGTCCGAATTGGTGTCTGATTGGCCAGTAAACATCTTGTTGGAAGTTTTTGGTTTTGTCAGAAAGAATCTTTGTATTTCTACCAGTCACCACGATGTGGCGAAGGATGTCAGCAATGAACATGCAATCTCCACGACCACCAGTGTTGCTAGGTAAGTTACAGAAGTTTTCAAATTGATTGAATATCGCACTGTAGTTACCTCTGATTTCAGTTGCAGCAGGTATGTTAAAGATATCGTTTGATGTTCTCAGGCTTGATAGCTTGTTGCTTAATGTGCTGGAGTACAATGTGTCATCGTAGTATGCTGTACCTGCGGCACATGCCATTGCGAAGATTGTACCAAGACCACCTTCAACAACAACATCAATGTCGTATACTTCGTCGTTCTTGATTGTTTCAAGAGCGCGATTTATCTTGGTTGGGATGTTGCCAACAATCTTTTGCTGGATAACAGTGTCGCTGAAAGCGCCAAGTGGGTATAAGTTATCAGCATATCCAATGATACTTGATAGAGATTGTAGAGTGGCCAATGGAATTCCAACACTCGCTGAGATGTTGCTGTAGTTGCTGATTGCTCCATTGGTAAGAACTCTGATCTTCTTCTGCGGGATACCTGCTGTGTTCAGGCTGCTTTCACGATACTTGTTTGAAATGTATGGGTTAACCAAGATTTCAATGTTTCTGCTGTTATTATCAACAGATTCCAAGAAGAATGGAACTGCTGGACCACCTCTTGGATTGAGTTGGGTTCTGAATGTATCGATAGATCCTACGATTGCATCATCGAGAACGAAATCAAGTTTGAAGGACTCGTTAGCATAAAGGCTCTTACGAATCTTGAACACGCCAACATTCAACAGGTCATCATCTTGAGCGTCATCGATATCGTAATCGGTGAGGTTCTCCATGATTTCTGAGATGCTGTTAGCACCTTCTGATGGAGTTGATGATAGGTTGAATTGAAGAGTGCCGTTTGGAACATTTGTGTATGATGCGCCAACGACTCGGTTAGCATTTGTCGATACAGTTTTTAGACTCAAGACAGCATCATAGTTTGTAGCCGGGTTGATATTGGTATTGTCTGCAATACCAAGATAGTAACCTTCAAACTGTCCATTGATTGTGGTTTGCGCTTTGTTAAGAACAATAACACCAGCACCACCGAGTGCATTTAATGCGGATAGTCCTGATATATCAGCGCTTGTGGTAGACCAGTCAAATAAGCTACCTTCAAGAGCTTGTCTGTATTGAGTTTCGTTTAAGTTGAAGTGAACAGGTTCACCTAAGAAGTACGAACCTTGTGTTGTATCCAAATTAGTGGTCAATCCAACCCCTGTATCAACACTTACAGTGCTGGCAGTTATACCAAATACATCACCGGGATCGTCAAGTCCCGGAAGAACTGATGCGGTTGTGCTTGCTGTATATGTATATGGAACATATGCACTAAGTTTAATTGAAAATGAGGATGCTGATTGGTCGAATGTTTGACCGGGTGCAGATAAACTTACAGCCGCTGTGGTTTTTGTAAAGATGGTTGTGAAGTTATCAGTGTTATTTACACCGACCACAATATCACCGCTTCTAGCTGGAGCAGCTCCATTTATACTGTAAACTACAGTTCGTTGAATATTGTTACTTGTTTGGAAACTAAATGCAGCACCTGATAGTGGAGCTGCGCTCAGTACCGGAGAGTAATTTAAAGATACTTGGAATGAACTTACAGAAAACACAGCGGTTCCTGCATAATTTCTAACTGGATAAACCAATGCAGAATATTGACTTCCGAATCCATCACCGGTATTTTCACCATATGGAAGTCTGAAAGTGTAAATGTTTGCTGGAGAATTTAAAAGTTCTCTGACTGTGTAGTAGAAATAACGCTCTGAACTGTTTGTTGGAACACCGTAAATTTGTTCCAATTCATCGCGAGTTGTTACTTTTAAAACTTCATCTGTTGGTCCTTGATTCGTGAATCCGGTTACAAAAACGTTGGTTCCGATATTCTGAGGTACTGTTAATGAGAGATCACGTTCGAAAATTTCCGTTCCCGGTGAATTTATAGTTCTTCTTGCCATAAATCTATTTAATCTTTTTCATCCACAAATTTAAAAGTCAGCACAGTATTTATTTCAAAGTCGTGTTTAGTTGATGGCTGTCTTCGTAAAACTATTTTTTTACCTGTTTTTTTAAGTATTCCTAAATTATCAGATTCCATCTTTACCAAATTAAAAAAATCAGGTTCGTGTCTGCAATAAATTTCATAAGTTTCCTTTCCCGGTTCTTGAACTGTTATTATGAATGGCTTATTTGGATTTGCTAATCTTCTATATCCATATATTTCTTCAACAGTTTTACCTTTTCTAGAATCTTTGCTGTGTTTTTTGCCTTTTTTAACACCATGCCCATTTTTAATATAAAAATCCGACATGGTTTTTCCAATTCTACGCCTGATACTTTCAGGGTCTTTGTAAATTTCTTCAAGTTTTTTACCCTTTCTATGGTCAATCCACCCCGGTGTATATTCAATCCTCTTTTTTCCCTTGTGCTTGAAAGGGCCGGTTCCTCCCTTAGCTTGATTTTTAAAATTGTAAAAATTATCATTCAACTCAACATTAAAAAATATCAAATATTTATCTTCTAATTTATAAAGTTCGTTTCTATCTGTTCCGTAGTAATATTCTAATACTCTAAATTTTACAGTATCTGGTCTTTTCTTTATAGCATCATTCAACCATTTACTACCAGACTTATACTTATCATATATACTTCCTTTATGAGATCCGATATAAAATTTGTTTCTTTCTAAATCAGACCACATATACACATAACCATAATAGGGAGTTTGTTCACATATCTCAACACCGGGAGTCATAAATCTATTTAATCTTTATCGGCAAGAAAATTTAAATTTGGCATTTTTTAAATTCCTATATCATGAATTTAAAAGCTCAATATGCATTTGACTGTAGATAAACACAAACCCCGAAACCAATCGCATATCTCCAGATGGTTGATAATCGTAGTTAAGTCCCTTTAGAGTTGTGGGAAATGCTTTTTTATAAGTAAATTTTACACGCTTCTTACCGTATTCATCCAATCCATAAATCGTCAGATCTGTCTGATAATCGTTGAAATTAGCGTCAACAAATTCTTTTCTAGCGTTGTATTCCCCTGTCTTTTCGTCGTGCAGCAAGTTCAACCATTGATATATCGTCCAATAGTTATTATACATGCTGTCCACAGCAAAATTGACTTCGACTGGCGGGTAACTCGCTTTGTTGTGGGATGATACATATAATGTAGATCCAGCATAGCGAACTTCTGTTCCGGGAACAGTTATATCAGGAACCGCAGTTCCCCATATAGTAAACTGCACTGTATCTGGTATGATCGTTTTATTATTACGCACCGATTTGGAAGAAAACTCCTTTAAAATGGGAGGAACATCAAAAACAAGTAAAAACTTGTCCTTCGCTGCTTGGTTTAACGGGCTTTGTCGAATTT